CGCAAAGGTAATTTTCGCCAAGCGGCGAGGGACCTCGGCGTGCAGCCTTCAGGTAGAAATTCCCGCCTGAAGTCTATCGCAGATAATTGGCTCGAATTACAATATGGTTGGTTACCTCTCTTGTCTGACATCTATGAATCTTCTCTAGAAGTAGAGAAGGCATGGAAAGGACTTGAATCGAGGCCACCCTTAAATAAGGCGGTTTCGGTTGTCCGGCGGGTTGGCAACGACGTCCAGTCGATTGCTAATCCTCCTGATTGCAAGGTTGTACGAGAGTATAACTATGCAATAAGAGGAACGATCAATTACGTTGTAGACGTCCAGAGCGCTGCTTTTCTAGGGAGTATCGGATTGACGAACCCACTTAGTGTTGCGTGGGAACTGATGCCATTTTCCTTTATAGTGGATTGGGCACTACCTGTCGGTAGAATGCTCGAGAATCTGGATGCAACGATCGGTTGTACCTTTCGGTCAGGGGTTCAAGGGAGTCATCTATATTCACATCTAGATTACACCTATGAGAAAACCTATCTGGAAGGAATCTTCCGCTATGAGTACAAAGGTCTTCGTGCTCATGGACGGTGGTTTAAATACTACCGAACGCCACTAGGCGGATTTCCCGCAGTTGGGCTTCCCCAACCAAAGAATCCGTTTTCCGCCGCTCACGCGGCAAATGCCTTGGCCTTGTTATCACAGGCCTTTAACGGCAAACTCCTCGACTTTTAATCGTTTAGGGGAATGTCTAACCTAGGAGCTTTACACAATGTCAGCGCAAGCCGCCATTGCATCAAAGACTCTGCTTACCGCTATTAGCTTTACTGGTACAGCACAGTCTATCACACCCCGTGGGAAGGACAAGAATAACGTTCTTCAGTGGATTTACCCCGGAGCGACCAGCCTTGATGATCGTAAGGTTGATTTCTCCTACCGTGAGCCCACAACCACCCGGAAGACCACGAAAGCGATGCTTCGTGTCTTCATTCCAAAAGTTGCCACAGACTCGACTACGGGACTGGTGTTCAAGGTCGGCGATAATATCGTCACCATGGACTTCACGTTCCCCGAGAATGCGACGACCACGGAAAAGCTGGTCCTTCTCGACACCGCGCTCACCGCGTTTGGAGCAGCCGAATTTCGGACTGCTTTGAGCACCGGTGACGTGATGTTCTAAGGAGGCGTCATGGAGTCAACTGCAGCTGCAGAACTTCTTGACCGTGTAGCAACCGCTCCAGTTCCATGGGAAACCGTGATCCTGGATGGAGGCTTCGTTCTTTTCCTCCTGGTTGCCATTCACGTCCTGCTGATTCGTAAGTGAGATACCTCCCTTAAGGATAAAAGACATGGGTAGCAACAATCGTTCTACCGTTAGCGTCGTCCGTGACTTCACGGATGCTGCTGTTCTGCACTTCCTTTCTAGTCTAAATACCCCGCGTAGTCTCACGGTATGGCTTTTATATAGTTCAGGTGAGCACGACCAGCTTACAGCATTGGCCTGTGACCCACTGAACTACAACGAGCCGGATACTTTCCGTGATGACTATGCGGCGACTAGCCTACTGTCGAAGGCTGATTTCCTTAAGACGTCTTTTAGTCGTGAGGAGGTCGCCCTTGACAAGTTCCGCAAAGCTGAGGAACAATGTAGGATTACAAACGTAAAGGTGTCTCCTTATGCACCTAGTGGGTTATACCCACCAGAGGCACTCCATACTCTCATTCCGAGGGTACAGAGGCAAATCGGGAGAATCCTTAAAACGTTTGACGTGGAGGAGATGCTGAGCCGCAGCGACTGGGGTCCTGGAGTGAGTACTCTTCTAAAGGGTCCTCTCTCTGTGAAACCCAACAAGTACCAGTCAGAGACTGGTATGACGCAAGAAGTCTACAATGTTATGTGGCCGTTGCTGCAATTGGCCTACCCGAGCTGGTACAATGAGATCTTGAGTAAAACCAAGGCCTCCGTACAGCTTGGAAACATTGTCATCACTGTTCCGAAAAACAGTAAGACAGACCGTGTTATCGCAGTCGAGCCTGGATGGAACTTATGGTTCCAGAAGGGCCTTGGTGCGATGATGCGTCGGCGTCTACTTCGGCGTGGCTGTAACCTGGATTTTCAATCTCGTAACCAGGGTCTCGCAAGAGATGCTGTAAAACGGAGCTTAGCAACAATTGACTTCAGTAGTGCGAGTGATACTATCGCACATGAGGTTATTCGGCTGCTAGTTCCGGACGAGTGGTTCCGTATCTTGAACCTTTTCAGGTGCAGACGCGGTAAGCTGCCAGATGGATCAGTTATCGTATGGGAGAAGTTCTCCTCTATGGGTAATGGGTTCACCTTTGAGCTCGAAAGCATGATTTTCTATGCTATCGGTCTCGTTGCAGCTGAGGCATGTGAGGTTGAAACGACGGATGTCTCCGTTTACGGAGACGACGTTATTTTGCCCTCAATTGCCGTGCCGTTGTTCATTGAACTATGTGAGCTTCTCGGCTTCTCGATTAACAGGTCAAAAAGTTTCATTGATGGCCTGTTCTTTGAGAGCTGCGGAGCCCATTGGTTCAATGGTCGTGACGTTAAGCCGTTCTACCTCGATAAGAGGATCGATACGGTTCCCAAGTGCTACGGACTCCATAATAGAATCATGGAGTTCGCCTACAGGTGTTGTGGCTCCGATTGGGGCCTTGACTCCCGGTTTAAAGCAGTGACGAAACAGTTACGATCGTTGGTGAAAACTGACGATTTTAACCTTGTCCCTGCCCAACTTGGAGATGTAGGGTTTTTCTCGAATCTTGATCACGCGCTTACCCTTAGAACAACGAGGGTGGAGCGTATGATCGGTTACAAGATTCGAATTCGCACCGAAGTGGCTGTAAAACTCCACTTTGACGGATATGGCTTGCTACTAGAGCAAATCCGTGGGAAAACGCACGAC